CGCAAACACTCTCTTTTTGGCCTCTTCTCTCGTCCCTAGGCCTCGGTATATGTTCTTGACGTTCCACTCATGGAGGTCCATGGAGGGCTGTTCCTGGCCGTTTAGAGCTAGGACGGTGCGGAGTTCGGCGGCGTTGAAATCAAGCTCCAAAAAACAGTCGTTAGTGGGCTTTATGACGTTGCGAAGGTCCTTCTTCATCGTGAGAATCGGGAAGCTCCCATTCATTGTCGATAATCGTCCTGTCTTTGTCCCGTATATATTATAATTGATATACGCGGACGCAGGATCGTTCTTTTTCAAGAAGTCTCGCAGCTTTGGTGTGATTGTGACGCCGCCAAGATTGATATTCAGGCCCTGATGCTTGATTTGGGCCACAACCTTCGTCATTCCGAGAATGAGATCATAATTCTCTGGTTTCTCAAAAGTATCGAACACATGCTCTGTGATTTGGTTGCGAAGATCATAATAAACGAGCAAATATCGCTCCGGAACCAGATCGAAGAAGCAATTGTGTCGCAGCGAAACCTTTGCCTCCATAAAAGAGCGGTGATAAGCCATCATTCGATTGCTGATCGCCTGCCATTCTTCTTTTAGGTTCTCGGGGCATACGTCGGCCAGCGATTTGCCTCCGCAATAAATCTTCGCATATTCAATGTCACGATCTTTTAGAAATTCTGAATACTTCCACGTTCTTGTGAGGTCGTCGGGAAGTTCGTCTGTGATCTTGCCGTCAAGATAAATTGCAACGCATCGTTCTTTGTCATCCAAGGCCTGAAATAGCATAATCTAAAACTCCGATGCCTGGACTTGAACCAGGAACCTAGTGGTTAACAGCCACCCGCTCTGCCAATTGAGCTACATCGGACTGTTTATATATAATAACAGAGAAGAGAGGGGTTGTCAAGAACTTTTATACTGTTGGAGTCAGTTGCCCCAGAAATTGTTTGTTAATGTGTTTCAGCGCGGCATTGACGTTAAGTCTTCTTTTAATGGTTGTTGCATCTTTTACAAGTTTGTTGTACTTTACTACATTTAGCTTATCAGAAACTTCACTTTGTCTAATTCTTGAATAAACCCTAATCCAATACTCATCATCATATGTATTTTCAAAATTTGCGCCTAGGAGGGTTCGGCTTCGACCGGGGCGAGAGGCGGCGAAAGAGTTATAAAATTCTTTCAAATAAACTTTAAGTGAAGGTACATCATATGTGTATGATTTATGATAATACGTGTCGAACAGGTTGTCTGAACTTATTCCATAAGGCCTCATATACCTTTTCGCTTTCTCAGAATTAAAATCAAATACCAACCTCCATGGAGCGTTCTTATCAACCATGAAGCCGTGTTCTTGTGCCACCATACGAAAACTATCGTAAAGGTAGTTCATGAAAAAATCAACATCTTTGGTCCGGTCATCAGAATAGTCTTCTATGCCAACTTCAATACAGAGGCCAGAAATATTGGGGGTGCAACTCAACCCCGTTATAATTCCAGTTCTTGTGAAGGGGGAATTCATGGCTGACGGTTCCAAAAAATCAACAAAATGTTCCACAAACCGGTCAAACCCATCTATGGTTGAGTGCCTGTTTCTAATTCGCAAATACCCCCCAGTAAACGTTTCATATGTCTTGTTTACATGCTGGTGATAGAGCTTATTAATTGAAAGCCAAGCGGTTCTAGGGATGAGGGCATCCGGCGACAACTTTTTATTATATTTAAATCTTGGATCTATTCGGTTGCGAGTCATAAATTCATTTATAAAGCCGTTATAGGCATCAGAAACAAAATTCAAACAATAAAGACAATCACCCCCCACAACTTCTTTGAGGTACCTTTCAGAAGGATATATGGCATTTCCCGCTTCATCAACCCTGCCATAAAGAGTGTTTCCATACCAAAAATCAATCATGTTCTCTTCAGCGGCATACTTTCTTTTGTACAGGGACCTTTCTTTGTAAAGACCTTGGCTGGGCAAACTATTTTTACCATATGGAGTCCCAGAAGCCACAAATCTTGTTGTGCGTTTTCGTCTTGGCATCTCAAAAACCTCCTATGGTGTTACCGCCCGCGGCCCAGGATTATCAAATTCGCCGGCTTCTTCGTCCGTGCATGCTCGATTTCGACTGTAGGTCCCGCGGTCGACCCCCTGCACGTCCTCCTGGCCGACACAAAGCTCGTCGCCTTCGCGAAGATATTCGGGACATGTCGTTGGCCAACCATCGGCGTCTCTACAAACTTCATCGATGATCAAGTAGGGGGTCGCACCTCGAAGGTTGGCCCTATAGCCCCACCCGGTGTGACGGGGCGAGTCCATGGGGTTTTCCGATATCGTCGGCTCGCTATGGTTGGGTCTGACAAATTGTCGCGGAACGCGTACTGTTCTCCAGGCGTCACAGATGTATTCGTTCGCGTACTCCTCCTCGGTCTGGGCGAAGTATTCATCATCCCCGGGGCTGGCGCGCCAGGCCGCTTCGGCAATGGGGCTCCGATGGGACGTTTGGCAGCCTACAATAACCTTTAAGAATCCGAGTTCTCGAATAGTATATGATCTGGTGCCGCCGCCGGTCACGCCCCAGTCCGAGGCATTCAGATGGACCACAGAGCTTCCCTCGCCCGAAACATGGGCGATCTGCATTGCAGCTTCGGTGCCGCCCCGCGCGGCCTCGCGTCGGCGGCGGGCGCGCTCACGGCGCATCTCGGTATAGTCTTGTTCAACTTCACAATCATTATACTCGCCAGGGCCAGTACCAGAAGCAACCCACTTAGTGTTCAATATCGTTTCATAATTGTTCTCATTTATTTCATTATCAACTGAAATCACTTGGTGATATCCCCCGATTCCCAGAACACTCGATAGCCTTGTTGAAAACCCTTGGGCACTAAGCCCAATGACCGTTGGGTTGATATAGATCACTTGACCAGGTTGGAAAAGAGAATTTCCATACAAAACCACATCAGAATCATATTTGTCCCTTAGTTGTCCCAAGCCAATTGTGCCTTCTCGCTCCATTCTTGCTTCGCGCAGGCCAGGTAAGTCTGTCTTTTTAAATTTAATCGATTTGACTATCCCCTTGGGGTTCCCTATGTTTAGCCAATAAATGCCATCCTGATTGTCGCGGTACTGAGCATTGACGTCGGTAGAGTTTCTTCCAAAAGTTGCAAACTCTGTAGATTGAATAATCAAGTAGTTGTATAAGCGCCTATTCTGAACAAGCATAGGGTCATCGGTAACTAGAGAAGGAATCCCAGTATCAAAAACTCTGTGGTAGTAATGAGCCTGGCCGCCGGCGACGGTGTCTAGATGTCTCCCAGGTGCATTAGTCTCCGTCGTTCTGGCAAGCCTATCGTTGCCTTCCTCATCTGCATAGGCGCTGATAGGTGTGACAGTAAAATTGGCACGAGGCCGGCGCCGGCGGGAGCGCTCGGCACAACCCTGGCCCAACATCGGGTATACCAAAATAGTAAAAATATCTTTTATAAAATCTCTCAGCAACCAACGCGACTGATCTCTTCCGGCAGTTCTTTGAGTCCAGAATGTAAGAAACATGTTTAGAGAAATTGGAACATCAGCCATATTGATGATAGCGTGCGATTTCGACCAGTGGCCTTCGCGGTCGGGTCTTTCGGAGGGGGTGGGTCTCTCCATGAGAATTGTTCCCAAAACAATCTTAAGATTTTCCAAATCCCTATCGAGCGCAGGATTTCTGTCGTCTTTTAAGGTGTCCAGGACAATTTCCAATAAATCTCCAAAATAAAAATAGTAAAATTTTATATGCCCGCGGTGAGCGCCGGAATGTTGGGCATCGTCACCCGGGTAAATTGGGAGCGTCAGGGCCTCGTCGGGCTCGTCGAGCGGTCCGCGCATGCGCAAAGCAGTGGGCATTACACCCGGGTCGTCACTAATTGGATTCATCCAGTGAGGATGATCGTTGAGTTCGGCGGTCCGGACGTCCAACTGGTCATGAACCAGTGCCTCGTTATATTCGGCTGCCAAGTTATTGCTGATAGCTTCGATTCGCGATACGTCGCTTTCTTGGGTGAGTGTATGCCGGCTGCGACTGGCGCGCCCGGGGGGCAGATTGGCCCAGTTCGTGTTGACCCTGACCTCCACGGCTTCTTCGCGTTCTTGAAAATACCGGATGGGGGCCCACACATAATACATTCGAGCGCGTTCACAAAGTTTGGTGAAAACTCTTTTATATGATTCATAGCGAAGTACCCTGATTTGCTCCCTAATTGCATTTATTTCTTCGTCGAGAGATGACAGCGCGGTTTCGGTCGCTTCCGAGGTGCTAAGCCCAGCATCTGTAAACGGATCTTCACAGCCCTCATCCTCGTCCCTCAAGTCCTCGGCGGCTTCCATTTCTTCAGCTTCCAATTCTTGCCTTCTAGCATCTATCCGATTACGTCGGCCGGCCATCCTTTCTAATTGGTGTTCGAGGGATTCAGCTTGTTCATTCTCGTCCAACCCGCCCCGGTTCGAGGGGGTGGTGGCGATATATAAAATATTAGAAGATTCAGACAGCATCAAGCCGTCAATGGCGGCGTGGTATTCCAACGTCAATTCAATTGTCCCATCTTCCCTAAAATCTATGCTGTGGTTTAACAAACTCAATAACAAAGTCGTCCCAACACTTTCAATTTTGTTTTTTAGAGTTTCATCTATTAGGCCTGCAGTAACCATCTCCTTGTCAACAGACCAACCTAAAACCGCCTTTATGCGATAATATTTCTCATTATATTCTCGGCCGCCGGTTTGTTCGTCTTCTCTAAATTTAGAACTTCGATATATTAGATCTAGATAATTTGGCTGAACGCCTTCAGCCTCGGCGTCGTCATCAGGATTCAACATGTCAATTATCGCCTCATTGATAGTATCCAAGTCCCCCGCGGGCGCCTCTAGATATCTCTGTAGGATATCTGGCCTAACAAAATCTGAAAAATTTTGAAAATATAGTTTTAATTTTGCCTTAATATTATTATTAACTTCTGCAGTATTCGTGCCAATCAATTCCCAGGAAAAACTTTTGATGCCGGCGCCCGTGCCCCTTCCGGAGCGCGTCGTCGTCATTAGTTCGACACTGTTGGGATCAATATTTGTTTCAAACTTAAACTCTACCGGAAAACCTTCGCTGTCTCTTTCACGATAATAAACTTTATAAAACCTCATTTTTGGCATTACAGCAGACATTTGAGCAGGAGTCAAATCAAAAAGCTTCTGTAACCCCGCATCGGCAGCCAATTTACTGATTAGTGTACCAGGATTAGCCGTGATAGCCGGAATAAAATTCCTATACATTGTTGTGCCATATGCCACCTCGATCGATTGATTTCCGGTGTTGAGGTTTTCATAACGAGGGTTGCTTACATTCCGGCTCTGATCGTCGGCTGAACCAAACATCTCACCTTCCCACGTCTCAACAGATTCGTCCTCTAACGCAGCATCTGTGAGATCGTTGATGGAGTTGGTGTTCATCCTGGCCAGTTCTACAATGTTTGATATTAGATAACATTGTTCTCGGATCCTTACTTCACCATCATTCAAACTCATTTTAAATACCTAAAAATCTTAATACTTTTTCCAAAGGCAAAGGCACATAAATGACTTTTCCTACTTCAACATGGGCCTCAGTTGGCTTCCTATTGTACCAGGCAATGACCCACCAATATTTAGGATCTCCATAGTGTCTATAAGCTAGCTTATAATATCTGTCACCCATTTTCCACACATGCCGAATACGTTTTAGTTGCGATTTCTCTCTAAGGCTGAGGTGCTTCAATTTTGGCGTTTTGTAGTGTCTAATCGCCGGCACGCCTTTTTCTTCTAAAATTCTTTTGTAAGTTCTAGATCTATTATTAATAATTCGTCTTGTGCCGTATCTCATTATTCTGGGGTCTCCCCACCGGTGACCGCAGCGGCGCGGATTTTGTTCTCGTCGGCCTCCGTGGAGTCAGTACCCCCTCTTTCAAAAGCGAAAGGGCTCCCGGCCGAAAAGCCAGGGGTTTGTTTTGAAGTTCCAGTGCCGGTTTGGCGACCATATGGAAATTTAGCCCCCTCTGCATCGCCGGCAAATGTAACCCCTTCTTCTTCCCCCGGGTACCAACCCAATGGATGGGTGTGGAGCACCGTAAACGTACAAGCTAACTTATATGCTTTTGGATATATCTTGCCCCCATGCTCTCCTGTTAGGCCGGCGCCTGAAATAAAACCAGATTCGAGAATTGGGGAAACAGTAAACCCACCAACATAGCCCAGCAGGCCTTCTCCGGTGGCGCCCACAATAGTTTGTGCCATGTTCATGAATTTCATCTTCATTAGCGGAGGTCCGGATATGTGCGTTGCACTAGTGATAGTCCGGCCCGTTCGTTGCCCCTCGGCGTCCGTTTCAGGGGTGCCATGTTCACCATAGGAAGGATAAAGCATCCTCATCAATAAACCTATTTTACCCAAATTTTCCTCTGCTTCTCTGACATCTTTAGAGGGCACGTCCCAGGCCAGACTGATCTTTCGCCCAGTTCTCTTGAAAGTGGCTATCTGATCCATTCGGCCGAAAACGGTTTCCTCATTCCACTCAGATGTAAATTGATCTTCAAACTGTGTCAAAAATGCTTTAAACTCAACGGTTTTGCCACTAACCAGATGAAAAAATTCAATTTTTTGACCGCCGCCGAAGAGCGCATCAGTATTAGGCATCCTAATTCTCCCTTATCTTACCTTTAGATTATATCTTTCATTCACTATATCAACAATTGTTCTTCCCAGTTCTCTTCTATTGACTTCCAGCACGACAGTTGTTGGCTGGCTAGCTCCTGGGGCGCCTGGACCGCCAGGTGAAGCAGCTGCGTTTAGGACTTTAATAAGATTGTTGATTGCCTTATCAAACATTATTACACTAGTCAGCCCCACTTTTATACTTGCTATCTCCTGAATAACTTCTGTCATTTCTTTTGCGGCCTCAATGTTCCCCGAAGCAGCGTTCACAGAAAATTCAGACATTTTCTGCATGGTGGTGTTCAAGATAAGGCTCTTAACAATTGGTATATCACCTATGGCAGCTGCCATTTCCTCTAAGCCGCTGGCAGCGCCCTTTAGTGTTATTTCGATATCGCTCATCTTATTGATTTCGCTCAATAAAGAAGAAAGAACCATCAAACCCACCACAGTAAAAGGCATTGCAAAAGCAAAGCCCATATAAAGTAAAGCACCACCCAAAGCAGTCATTGCATAGGCCAAGGCAAACAGCTGGGTCGGTTCAACCAATGCCAAGCTTTTAAACATGTTGGCCAGGCCATCGGCGGCCATTTTGACCCCCAGACCCATCAAGGCCACAGCGCCACCAGCCAGTGACACGGCAAAACCAAAAGCAATCATGGGGCCGGCGGCAAACTTTGTTGCCCAGCCAACAGCAAATATTCCAGCTGCGACAATAAAAAGACCAATGTAAAAAGCCGGAGAGTGCTTTGGCAAAAACAACCACCCCACAAGCAAGGCGACCGCGGTCGCCAAAGCATGGATCCACCCGAAAGAAGCTTTGGTGACAACGCCAAGAAATAAAATTGCGCCGCCGACAATATAAAGAGCTTCGGAGGTACTCATGCCCGCATCTCTCAAAGCGTAAAACGCCGCAATGGCAAGAACAATTACAATCATGGCTTTAGCCATAGCCATTTGCATTCTCACCAGGCCGGCTGTTCGAACTGCCTCTGCATATGTCAAATTTGTTGTCGACAATATTAGTTGAACATTCCCCCCAGACATGAAAGCCGCCCAAACGACGCCGAGCTTCTGCAACGCAATCATGATCTTTATCATTTTCACAATCAAGTAGAATGCCCCCAACACAGTCAACAATATGGGAATGAATGCACCTTCCATTTCTTGATCAAGCGCCAATATTCCATTCAAAAACCAATGAACAAAGTTGATTATTGGCTCCAAAGCAACCGCAAAGGATTGTATAATCACATTGACTTTCTCAAAAATTGCAGCCGAATCCCTGGCTCTTTTCGCTAATTCTTCTTGGCTCATTGTTGCCGCGACCGTTCTTGATTGATATTCATCATATGCCGACAAGCTTTGACCAAACAACTGATTTGCCAACACCATGTCTGTAATGCCAACAGTATTGGCCACAGCTTGTTTCTCGAATTTATCCATGGCGTCCCAGCTTCTACCAGAAAGCGCTATGGACTCTATCAGCATTCGGATTCTTTCGTCTTCAGAAGCATTTAGAAGATCAACAGAATTCAATAAATCATCGCCTAGAACAGCATTCAGGCGGCCTGCAGCTTCCGCTGCACCATCAAATGTATCTAGGGCACGCCCGACGACGGACAAAAGATCACCTATCGATGCGCCGGTTGCTGCAGATGCAGCTGCGATACCTTTGAAAACCCCAACCATGGCTTGACCATGAGCAGCCAGTTGTGACATAGAAGAAGTAAACCCTTCCACCACTTCTGACACATTGACTCCGAGTTGGGCAGCCATTTCAGACAAATCCCTCTCCACAGACATGGCCTCTTCGCCTGTCATGCGCATGGCCGTAGTCATAGAATTCAAAAATCCAGCCGTAACACTTCCGGAAACGCCCAAGCGCTCCATTTGTGCCGTATGCAGGGCCAGACTCTTTCGACCCTCATCGCTAGCTTCTGAGAACTGGCGCATTGTCCCATATAGTTCTGTAGTGGCTGCAGCAAGCGCTCCAAATTCGATTCCGGAACCCATGGCCTCGTATCTTGTATGCAACATTACGGTGTTGAATTCATCGCCGGCACCAGTTGTTTGCCTAAATGAAGAAAACGCACTGTCGACTGCAACAACCATCATCTTTGTTGATTCTATCACCTTGTCAAGGGCGCTGTGAAACAGGTTTGCAGGATCAAAAGACCTTGCAAGTGTGTCGCCGATGGTCCGTAGAACATTTTCAAAGCTGCCCAACTTCCCAATGGCAGCGGATATGCCGCCGGTGAGGGTCTCTTCAGCAGATCTGGCTAGTCCAAGATAGCTGCTAAGTCGATCGGAAATCGCTTCCGATAACACCTCTTCGCCTTCCGCTGTAGTTTTTTGTTGATTAGCAATGCCTTTCTGGAGGCTTAGCTGCCTCTCCATCGCTTTGACAAGCGCTTGCGCATTTTTAAGATGTTCCGGATCGCCGCTTTCTTCTGCGTATTTTGCTAGGGCTTTCGCATCTTTGAGGCGCTCCTTAGTGAGCTTTACCGTTGCGCGAGCAACTTCAAGGCGGCGCTCTTGTGTGAGGAGAGTGCCAGTGCCAAACTCTGCATTCTCTTTTGCCGCTTGCAGCTTTACTTCTTCTAGGTGGTGTCCTTTTTCTATAATATCGTTCAGCTTTTTATATGCCGCCGTGTAACCACCAAGCTCCGCAACCACCTTCTCGTAATCGGCATGGACCGTAACTTCAGCATCAAAATCCAGAGTGGCACTTTCACCCTTAAAGGCGCTGCGGAGAGCTTTTGCAAGCTCTTCTGGCAAATCTACCTTAACCGACGCAAGCGCAGGCATCCCCAGAAAAAGGGATAACAGTAAAATTGTAAAAAGAGCCAATAGCATTCTTATAATTCCTTATTTAAAGGGCCACTTGATTCCTGTTTGTCTTTCAAATCTAGAAGTTGCGTTAGATAGTTTAGCTTTGACACGATAGGTTTTGGGATTATCAAGCCCATACCTTTTAAGGGTTGAAATAAAGTTTTTTTCACCCCCCAAAGCTCCCACAAAAGAGTCAATATCCGAACGGGATCCCTTGACTTGAACTGGAATCGATATATTCCCGAACATTGCTTTGAGGATGCCTTTGATTTGTTGACCAAACATTAGCAACCAGCTTTCGTCGACATTATTCTTTTGTGTCAAGTCAATAACAATAGGTGCTAGCTTGTCTTCTTTTATAGTGTTGTTCATGCGTTGTTCTCCCAAGAATAGATCTCTCTTGTAAATAGTCAATTAATACAAAAAAAAGGCCGGGATTAATCCCGGCCTTCTTTGATTACTTTTTGTTTGCTTTCTTTGTTTGTTCGTTTTCTTGTTCTATTTGCTTAACCAGGCGTTTAACAAACCAGTCTCTCAAGCCGACTGGGAGATTATAAGCCTCTGTAAAGCTCCAACCGCCATGGTATTTCAAGAAAAAGAACTGTTCGTAGACATTTTCTGCGTATTCACGATTTAGGCCAAAAAAAGTCCGCACTAAGCGGAACCTCCATGGCAGCTTCATAGCTGCAGTTATCACAAGAATACTCTTGCGCCATATCAACATTGGGCACAATCCGATCATAAGTCGTTCTCAAAAAACGTGAATCACTTGCTGGCATTCGATCGGCAAAATCATTGATTATTGCTCTGTCTGTGTGCCCATTAATAGAAACAATAAACATTTTAAACTGATCGGTCATAATTGCATCTGGCAAATTATGTTTTCGCTTCATATTCATAGCTTCTGCCAAATACTTCTCATCCTTCCCGCTTAGCAACTTTACTTCAACGTTGACTTTCGTACCAGGAAGGGTGATGACAAAGTTGTCTCCTTTCCTGACTACACCATCTGCAGGCTCATTATGAATACACGAAATCGCGTTCAAGTCAAAAGCGAATTTTGAAGTTGTGTTGCAAGAGGGGCAAGTAACTTGCGTTTGATAATCTGCCCCATAAGCAGAAATGCGCGTTGAAACAATGGCTGCATTCTTGTCACCAATGAGAAGCGAATCAACATCGATTCTTTTATCAACAATGACACTTTCTAAAACCCTACTAATTGCCAGGCCCTTCTTCAAAAGGCTCCTAGAAGTTAGAAGATCCTCTTCCTTTGCTGTCATGTGCTTGATTTCAATTGTCTCAACATTATGCAAAGGATGTTCTTTAGGATAATACTTGCCCCGAGAAGGAAGTTCAACAAATTCAGTTGGTACTACAAAAGAAAAGGGAGAAGATTGAGGTTGGTCGCCCGGGTGGGCTTGCGGTACGGGAGAAGAATCGCTAGGCTCCCTATGTCCTAGCCGTTCTTCATTATTTCGAGCTGGCATCTTGCCTCCATATTATAAACTATTCGCCGCGGACGTCTTTGAGTGGGTCGCCCTCGGAGGTGACGTTCACACCGGTCGTAGTCTCCGACGTCAGGGCCCCGACGGTGGCAGCGCTTTTCCAGGTGTCGTCTGTGATGGCGTCAATTGAAACAAAGTCATATCTAATCTCCAAGGTTAAGTCGAGCAAATTATCGCTTTCATAATCCAGTTCGCCAAATTTGACTCCAGCAATCCATGGATTTTTTAGCGAGATTCTCTCTTGAACTTTCCCAATACCATCAATCTGTGTTATTTGTACATTGCCCAAAGCAGTTGAGCCATCTTGTTTGTTGAGCGTATATAGATCTGTTTGGCTGGTTGGGAGCCTATACCCAGATTTCTTGAGAATATCCCACATTATCGCAGTAGCATCGGGGGCCGCCGGGTCAACTAAAGTAACTGAAATCTTCTCATATTCCACCCTACCAGGATAGTAAAAAGTGTGATTCAAATAAACATGTTTTCCCTCGGAAACTGAGAAGGCTGGCTTGTTAACCTTCTTGACAATCCACTGTGGGACACCTCCCATATTCATAACCCAACGAAATTGCCTTTTGGGCAAAACAGCGGTCGTGTCGTTATCACTCCAGAATGACATAGCTTTTCTCCCTCCGTATTCTAATTAGTTCCAATTACAAAAACTTTCCTTTCTAATCAACAAATGCTGCACCAGTTCTCGAAATTGTAAAATCAAGAGCGATATATTCAATAGCACGCGCAGGCTGCAAGAAAATCTTAGCATACAAAATGTTGCGATCAATCAAGTCAGGAGTCGTCGTAGTCTCGTCCAAGATAACTCTATAAGATGTCAAACCAAACCGAGTCTGGATGCTTGACAAGAAAGGCTTGACAAGGCCAAGGAACCGGTTCCAAGTGGTTTGTATATTCTGATCAAACAAGATCGTGGTCGCCATCCTAGAAACTTCCTTCTTGATGTAAATCATCAAACGACGAACATTGATTCTATCCAAAGCTGATGGGGTGACTTGCAAAGTCTTCTGACCAAAAATCACAACCCCTTCAGACGGAAAACGAGCAATCGGGTTAACATTCGCTTCATAGAGTTTGTCCCTCTCTTTCGAAGTGCATACATGTGTAACATCAAGAACAGTAAGACCAGCCGCGCCGGCAGACAAGCCGCCGCGATTGAATCCAGCTGGGGCGAACCACAACTCACTGGCCGCCTCAGAGCTTGCAAACGTTCCCAATGCCACAACCGAAGGGGGCACGTAAAGCGTAGCACCACTCTCACTCCCGGGAGTATCTAAGATTTTGACCCATGGAAAATAAGCGCAACCGTAACTCGTGTTCAGTTCGCGAGTTCGGAGATTATTAACCGTAGTGGTAACACTCCCAACGCGGTTTTCGTAACTCGCATTGCTTTCATGAAAGTCTTGATAATCGCCTTCGAGATCGATGATGCCAAGAGCATCTGCTCGACTTTCGCAAACAGACAAAAGGTGATCGGTCAGGGTCGAATCCGTCAGCCCGGGCGCCGTCAATAAATTCATCTCTACCACTTCGGGATCGGCAACGGAATCGATGGCTCTCTTATAGGTATTAAAAGTATAGCTATATGTGTCTTTTGGTGTAGAAGATACACCTGACAAAAGAGTGTTTCTCAGAGGCTCTTTTTCTCTAATATCCCACCCATTGAACCCACCATGAAGGGCCATGGTAAATTTATCAAAGCCGGCATCCAACACCGTCGAATAATCAGCGGTGCCTCGTTTGGAATCTCCCCGCCTACGAGACCCAGAAATCCAAATCGCCTCACCAGTGGTGCCAACGGTTGGGTCATCTCTCAAATCATCTAATGTAAAATAGTATGACACCTCAACAGTCTGAGCATCTGATGCGTCACCACTAGCATCCGTATATGTGCTGTGCAGCGGCCTGAGAGTGTCTCTAAAGCTGGCGTCGAAAAAACCAGAACCCGCAGCCGAACCAAGCTTGTCAGTTGTTATTCCAAAATAAGCATCTCTTGGGTCAGAAACACCGGCCAAAGAAGAAGATATTCTTAAGTTTGGAGCAGGAAACAGATAAGTATGGAGATATCCGATATCCCCGTAGAAGTAGTGCTCGGAGGACGCGTTCGCCGAGACCAAAGCATCGATGACCCGCGGGCCGACGGTTCCGGAGACGGTGGTTAACGCATCAGTTGTAGAACCACTAGCGCAGAATTGGATGTTTCCAATCATTGGATCGAAATCAGCGCTGTTCGAACTCACAGTCGAGGAAGTGCCATCGTGATTCGGTCGCCAAAGATATGTGGATCCGAAGCCGCCGCTAACTGCAAACCTCTCATAGCGTGGTTGGCCATAAAACCCAAAGGGAAGGTGCTCTGGCTCTCCGCCACCGTTTTCTATGGCTGAATCCATATCCACATAGATATATCTCGAAATATTGGGATATGTGCCATATTGGGTATTAACACGAGTAGTATCATTCCACTTAGTATACATGTCTCCAATCTTTCTAGCAAGATAGTTCTTGGAGTTGGGGTTCAAATTACATCCAGAAAATCGCTCAAGAATTACCTTGGATCCATCTGAATCACTTGCCTGACGAACAAGGACAGTGAAAGTACCATATGGATTATGGGTAGGGTGTGGCCCTTTCTTGATATCTGTAATTGAGATTTTATAGTTGTTTTGAGCATACTCGCCGGCTTCTCTGGAGATGAATCTAAAAAGCCTCGCCAACTGCGCAGGAAAAAAGTTGGCAGTATCGTTGCTTAGATCTTGAGGTATCACCCATCCCGTTCTAGCTGCGATCATGCTCTTTCTTTGATCGGCATAGCTAGTGGATCCGGTCATTTCATACAAAGGAGCAAGGAACCCATACTGTGCAGAACTTGTAACGTGTCTTGCTACCATTCCTTCGAACGATTCACCCAGCCAGTAACTGGCAGTGGCATTAGCGGTGGGTGCTTCCGTAACTGTTGTATTGGTTCTGGTCGGGTCAGTGTTAAACACTTTACGAAGCCAATCATCATCAGATTCTTTCAAACTAAAGGCCTGCATTATATCATCACCGGTGCCAGCATTGCGAATATGCAATTTAAATTTTAATTCGGCGGAGGATCCAACATATTGGTTGAGGACCGATGGGACCTGACCATCATTATAGGTATTGGGAAGTGTGCCGGAAAGACCAAAATACGTGCCAGACATAGCATAAAACACCGCAGCCAACACGCCAGTTTCGTTATTTTGGGCGTCTCCGATGGGTTGATCGATTACGAACAACCCGAAAGCACCGCCGTTGGCATGTTCAACTCTCGCCGGCGTCGTAACGTCAGTTCTCCAACCGGCCTCGCCGCTATCTGTCACGAAATTATCATGTTGAGTACCCAACAGCCTAACAACAGTGCATGAAGGGGCGTTTTCCAGCCATGCTCGGGCAGCATATGCAGCATACGTCGGGCCCACCGGGCGGGCAGACCTCCAAACATCGGAAGCAGTTTTGCCAGGATCTGGCGTACCGAAAACTTCAGTAAATTCCAATGGTCCATTGACCGTGAAGGGCTGCATTGCAGGGCCCTTAGTAGTTCTTCCTATTATAACCGGACCAATTTCTGTGGCAACTGCGGGAAGCTGTGAATTGTCGATCTCCCTAATAAAAATCCCAGGTGAGACAAATTTAAACTTTCTTTCTGACATTAGACGTTATCTCCTTGTAATCAAACTAATTTCTCTAATAAATAGTATTATAGAATCTCAAAAGAAAAATCATTCTTTATAAAATCCCCTCTTGTCGATGTGGTCTAAAACATCTCCAAAGACGACACGTTCGCGGGGGAATTTAACTTCTACGGCATTTTCCCTTATAACAACCTTTGGTTGTTCAGAATTATTGGCCTCCCCCATGATATATCCTAATACATTTATATCTACTTTCGTTTCATATTTTCTATATTCCGTCTCCATAGAAGAAACGTTATTGTTTAGAGCAACCTCGCCTTGAATAAACGATTCGTAGCTGTGCCCCTCGTGTTTTGCTATAAAATAATTGACCCCATCTGTTTTTGTCATGAATGGAGTTAGCAAATCATTCATTTGTTGCTGATATTCTGTTTTAATCATAATTGAATAAGTAATGTCCAAATATACTGGCATGGGCATGGTAATTGTTTCGTATATCACCTTTTTATTTGTTATTGTGCGACCCATAGCATCTCGTTTGGGAAAGGTTTCTTGTCTGTTTCCAGCAACGCCGCCTTTTAATTTTCTAGAATCAGCATTGGCAAAATTTGCAGTTTTATCTTGCTTTATTCTTCTCGCAATGGTTATTGAACCACCCTTATTGTCATTTATTCTTGGTATATTCCCCCAAGCACTACCCTTTTTGCCCAAATTCTTTACTACGCTAGTTCTGTCTATCACGATGCGTGGCAATATAAGCGTACCATCCAGATCCCTCATTTTATTATCTTCTCTAGACTGTACTGCGCGCTCTGCAGTTGCCCAAATAACTGGAGTTTTTTTCCACCCCTCGTTCGTTGTTGTGTGAAGGCTCAATTCCTCATTGAGCCATTCATATATGGCATAATCAATGGTTTCCAACGTTGATGGCATAAATGGTATTTCTCTTGTTTTACCTGGCATCAAAATTTCCCTTGCGCGCCCTAATACATTTCGCTGATATTTCCATTTTATGACCTACTTGGCCGAAAATCTGTTTTGTTTCATTCAAAGTTACAATTTCATAATGAAAAGAACCATAAAGCACAAAATCCCCTTCCCTAACAAATAGGTCTTGATCTTCAGTCAGTCTTCTTTTATGAAAATGAACTGTAATGCTGGATCTTTTGTCGATGCCGGCACTAGTGTTCGTTGTTTCGTGACCTTCCCAGTCAACAAGGGCATAAATTCTAATAGGTGGTAAAAAAGTCTTCTCTATTGCCTCGCCATAAAGAGGATGAAAGTCTGTATGATCGAGACTTATTGGATAATAAAGTACCTGTTGGCCAATAACTCGCTCGATAAGCTCATCGTTAACCTGCTTTACGAGGTTTCGCTCCTTCTCCCCTATAAACAAAGGAGGAGGGGGGTTTGTTGGTTGCGACCACTTATTATGAGACATCATTTATTACCCCACAAAGATTCCAGCTGGAATCGTAGCGTTGACCTTGTTTACATTCTCTGTTAGTGTTGCCTCTTGCTCAGCTAGCTTGTTATAAACCATCTCATCAAGGATGGTTTTGAGTTCTTCTCTTAATTTTTCTTGCTCTTCTTTTGCCTGCGAGAGTAAATCAGCATAATTTAACGTAACTGATTCTCCCGGTATCGGAATAGCTCCAAATTTACCTCGAACTTGTCCCAACACCTCCTTCGTTAAAGCAAGGGCAAACCTTCGAATCCATTGCTTGCCGATTGCATTAATGTTTCTATAAGGAAGGTTTTCAAACGGAAGTGTGTTTAGGTTATTCACCCCTTCAGTACTATCTTTGAAGTCGGTACTGGGAACCCATGGATCTTCATCAACTGTAAACTCAACCCACATGTCTTCTGGATGAGTTATGGTAATATCTGGAAATAGTCTCAACTTGTTATTTTTAATCTCGTAAGAATAGTGAGATGTTCTTGTCCACAAGTTGTCTTCAAAAGCCATAGCTTGAAGCTTGTTTTGCCATGCCGGCACCAATTCAAAATTGGCATCATCAGCAAACTGACCATATTGGTGAAGATTTCCTACAGTATTCAAACCCCCATAGTATCCATAAAATCTCCACATTGCATGCGGAGTTTTATAAAACACTTTTCTAACTGTAACCCTCTTATTCCCAATTTTATTATAATAAGGATAACCAATGTTGTTATCGTTGGCAGCAGATGAAGAAATTATTGTCTGTAAGTCATAATCTTGTTGTCCTACCGTAGTACTAAAAGAGGCTGAATATATGGACTGTTGACCGCCAAGACCAACTTCGGTAGAAGTGGCATCGCCAACACGCTTGGCATAACCGAATTGAAATCGTGGAAATGTAAGAGCAATGTTGCTGCCTGAAAGTGTGTCGCCAGATGTTATCTGACCTTGGTGATCAAAAGATCCGGTAGTTCTTCCAAGTAAAGTGTCCAAAACATTTTTTGCCTGGTGAGTATTAATAAGATACGAATATTCTAAAACAGCCTCCTCATAGGCAGCATAAACGTTTTGTGCCTTGAGTTCTATATCTAAAACATCTCCACCAAGCTTTCTATATGTATAGGCCACTTGTTCGACTGCCCCAGAAACAAAGTTTACACTATGTAAGTTACCGCCGGAAGCATAATAACCAAATGGTAATTTTGCCAAAGTTACTTCACTGTGTGTTCCAGTAACCGGCAAAATGACCTTACTTGTTTGACTTGAGGGTGTTAGTGTAGGTACCGCCATTAAATTATATCTCCTCGGATATAATTAGTTGTTGGCGGCGTAAAACTACTTATCTTTCTTTACCGTAGATCTTTTAGATCGTTTCATGGCTGGCTTCTTGGTGGCCGTGCGCTTCTTGGTCGTTTTGCGTTTGGTTGGCGCCTTCTTTGTGACCTTCGGGGCGGGCTTCTCTACGGTTGGCTCTGGATTGGTGGCAACCACAACCTCCTCAACAATTGGGGTTGGTCCTGGCTCGACCTCTCCTTTTGATTTAGCAATACTTGCTCTTAGACTAGCGTACTTTGTAGCATACTTTGGACTCGTAAGTCTTCTTCTCGTTTTTCCCATAATACCTCCTGGGTTGTATAATAAATAGTTTCAACATATAAAAACAAAATCTCAAAAAATTGGCGGCGGTATTTTTTGGCAGATCGGATTTATAAAAAAACCCCACGCTGTTGAAAGCGTGGGGTTTAGTGTTTGCCAAGTAAGTGTAGGTCTAACTATTTTTATTAGGCAATGGTAATTCCATCATACGCTTCAGCGCGCAGGGTGACGTACCACAAGCTGCCATCAGTATACAATTCACAAGAATCCCCAATCAGGGCTTTGTTGGCAACAAAAGTGATAGTATCAACAGCAGTACCACTAGTGTTGCTAGACTGCGCGGGCGAGTCGCCGGCGGTGACGGTGTGACTGCCACTAGAATAAGTAACAAAGCCATGCATATTGGATGCATCACCAGACGATGCATCGATGGTATATTCCGTAGTGGGTGCAACCTTAACAACAAACCTGCACCACCAGCCCGCACCACATTTCGAAGCATCTGGCAACACCACAGCAAAGCCGTCGACGTTACCCAAAGTGAAAATTGTTCCACAGTCAGAGGTCTGCACAGTCTTCGCTGCGGTCAGGGCTGAAATCTTTTTTCTATCTGCTGAATATCTTCCTAACTTACTCATTTCTTAAATCTCCTTTTGATTTAGGCTATTTGCCCTATTCGTTTCATTTATAAATAGTATCAACTTTCGGAATAATCCTTAAGAAACAAAAAAACCCGCCCCAAAAAGGGACGGGCTTCTTTATTAGCCGTTAGCCGTTATTAGCTAGCGCCGCTCTCACCGAGCAGGCCGCGTACAACAACCAAACCGTACATATCAGGTCTGACCATCTTCTTAGCGTAACGAGTCATCACGCCCTTGCGGGGCACGAAGTCATCGATACCGAAGATCGTCGGAGTGACTTGCAGCGGGACGTATGGAGCGTAAACATATCCACTCTCAAGGAAGGAACCTCCCTTACGTCCAACAAGGCACAGGTTACGAGGGAAGTAGGGGTCAACATAGACGTCCCACTTCTTACTCATAGCACCGACCTTGACAGTTCCAACAGTGCCGCGATCATCATCGTGAGTTATACTAGCACGGAAGCCAGAGGTAAACTCAAGAATGTTCGCAACCTCGGGGGAAGTGACAATAAAATTGGCACCGCCACGAAGCGTCTTGCGATGAATCTGTGCCGATACATCGTTGATGGTCTCAGCGAGAGTCTCGTACCACTCACTAACCGTTCCCGTAAAGTCGGGAGCAGCTGCCGTAGCACCAAGCTCAACACCAGTCGAGCGCTTGACAAACAAGCCAGGCGAACGTGACCAGTAGTAGGTAGCTGCCGTGGCACGCTGAACGAGATCATTGAGGATCTCTCGATCAATCTCAAGAGCAATCTGCTCAGAGAGAATGCTCGTAAGCTCTACTTCTGCATCCAAGTTGTGATAAGCGTTGAGATCCTGACCGAGTTCGGGGGTCCACTTCGCTTTCAGCTTCTTGGTGATTGCCGTGACACTCACCGAATCGACCTTGATGTCGATTTCGGGGATGGCGGTCTGATTTTCAAGACCCCAAGTGTTCGTGCCCGCAACGGCGCCAATTGCGCCGGCAGTACCGGCAGCTGGAACGCCGTCAAAAGCATCCTTCTCAAGATACTGCAGAATCGGAGCAACGTTTGCCACGTCCGCAGCGAGCGCAGTGGCATCGCCATGGAAAGTAAACTCAAGAGTGTTCCTTCCAACGCGTCTCGTCAGGCGTCGAACCGGACGACTGGGTCGAGTCGCGACCAGGCCGAATGCGCCGCCGGCCGCAAGAGAGCCAGAACCATTTGGAATCAGATTAAATGCAATCAAGTTCTCAAAATTCATATCTGCAACTTGTGCATCGGTCAAGTTCAGATGCGCCTGAAAAACCACATCAGTCGTGTCAGCACCCAAAAGATCAGGGTCGAAACGAACCAACTTCTTCTGAGCCTCACTAAGGTCGCCGATCGCCACCTGAGTCGCCAAACCAGTAGTCGCGCCTGGGAAACCACCCGAAGCAACAACCAACTCGGCTGCCACTAACATCTGAGTAGTAATTGAACCAGTTGGCGAAGTATAGCCAGTATTCAGGTTGTAAAAACCCTTCTCGGCATTTGAACCAACATCAGAGAGGGAGCCTAGATCGCCTATAGCTTCTTGGCTGAGATCCACACCACCAGTAACCTGCTGGCCAACAACTCCACCACCATATACCGAATCTCCGCCGCGCCAATCATTCCGCTGAGACTTGCCAGTATACTGGAAGTCCAGGAAGAAGATTAGCCCAGAAGGCAAGCTCATGGGCTGAACACTCACTAGATCATTTGCAATAAGTCCACCGAACACTCGACGGACGATCGGAAACGCGACGGCTGCAAAGCCCTCAACGTCACCACCAGCCATAGTCGAAGCTTCCTTC